GACGCGGCATTGATGCAAATCGCACCCTGTTAAGCGCACAAACCGACGCGTTGCAAAATATCACCGGCGGCATCAATGGGGTATCAGAGAGCATGGGCAGCGCACCTGAAAGCCACTTCAGCGGCGCGTTCGGCAAAAGCCCCGCCATTGGCAACGACAATACCCCGCACCATACCGACATCACCCATTGCGGCAGCTTTGATTTTGACGCCTCCCGCGTAGTGCGCACCGCCACCGAAACCCGTCCACGCAACATCTCATTTTGCTATATCTTGAGGGCTGTCTAATGAAATATGACTTTGCGGTTCAACTGGCCATCTTGGATGACCATCAACTCGCCAGTCAGGCGGGATGGGTAACGCTCTATCACTATGATGCGGAGAGTCTGGAATATGCCAGTGCAGGCATGGAGTACTTGCCGCTCGGCGTCGGCTTACCGGCTCACTCGGTGGCTGATGCGCCCATCATTCAACCTAACACCGGCATGGCATTGGTCAGGGATTTAACTGCTAACCTGTGGGTGACAGTGGCAGACTATCGCCATAAAACGGTGTATGACATTGAAACCAAACATGAATCCATCATTTTTGCACTGGGGCCAATCCCCAAAAATAAAACACTGATTCAGCCAATGCATGAGTTTGATATATGGACAGGGACCGCCTGGGAAATCGATCAACAGGCATTAAAAGCCCGCCATATTGCCGCCGCAAGCCAACAGAAAACCGCGCTGATAAATCAGGTATCAGATCACATCAACATCCTACTTGATGCCATCGCAATGGATAATCAACAGACTGATATTCAGCAATTGGCGGCACTCAAACATTACCGCGTCGCGCTAATGCGCATCAACACCAGCGCTGCGCCAGAGATTGACTGGCCGGAGTTGCCGCAATAAGGGTTGATTTTAATGGGGGAAATATTTGTCCAGATGAAGCATTGAAAATATAAGTCACAGATTATATAATCAAGCCATAAGCTACACTTTATAAGGATATGATTGTGTGGATAGTGATTTTGACGCCAAAGTTTGACGCTTGGTTGCAGGAACAAGAAGAAGGGATGCAGGAAAAGGTGTTAGCCGATCTAGCCAATCTTGAAACTTATGGCCCGAAACTGTCGCGTCCCTATGCTGATACAGTAAAAGGTTCTCAGCACAAGAATATGAAGGAGCTGCGGGTACAATATTCTGGTCGTCCGGTTCGCGCATTTTTTGCTTTTGATCCTAAGCGTCAGGCAATCGTATTGTGTGCCGGTGATAAAAGTAATGATAAGCGGTTTTACGAAACGATGATCCGCATTGCTGACGAAGAATTTAGTGCACATTTAGCCGTAATTGAGGAACAGAAATGAAAACATTACGTGATGCTATAGCCGCTCGTTCGCCTGAGAGTCAGAAGCGAATTAAAGAAATGGCCGATGAAATGATTCTGGAAACTGGATTACAGATGATGCGGGAAGAATTGCAACTTTCGCAAAAATCTCTGGCTAAAACGATGGGTGTCAGCCAGCCAGCGATAACTCAAATAGAACAACGAGGTAACGACGTTAAACTCGCAACACTCAAACGTTATATTGAAGCTATGGGGGGAAAACTGAGCCTAACAGTAGAGCTACCCGATGGAGGCGGACGTATATTCCATATTTGATCGGACACATTAGAAATTCTGTGCCATAACTGGCACAACGCCATCCTATGGCTTAAATATCCCACCATTGTCGCCATACTCTCCTTAAGCAACGGAGAGTTATCATATGTGCAATCCCCCGCGATAACCCCCTATTTTTACAGAAAAAATGTTTGTCCTAAAGCGGGTTCGGCTGCGCTGGCATATCCGGAGCTTTAAACAGCGTTTTGATGGCACTTACATCCGTATCTTGCTGCGCATTCCATAGGTCATAACCTGACTGCATCGCCAGCCAGTGGCGAGCGGTACCAATTCCAGCGGCTTCGAGCTTTACGGCCATTTCAGGGCTGATCGCTGATTCTCCACGCATAACACGTGAAAGGGTAGACGGGGCAACGCCCAGTGCGCGCGCTGCGGCGTTAATCGATAGCGCCAAATCTTCCAGTGACTCAGCGATGATGCCGCCGGGGTGCGGGGGGTTAAACATAGTCATCAGTGGTAATCCTCTAAATCTAAAATATATGCGTCGCCGTCCTTAAATTCGAACGTGACCCGCCAGTTTGCCCGCACGGTGATTGAATATGTTCCTTTACGGTTCCCTGTCAGGGGGTGGAGCTTATAGTGAGAAAAGGCGGCGATTTCATCCAACGTTTCTGAGCTATCAATCACATAAAGTCGTTGCCGTATCCGCTCCACATCCTTCTTGTCGCTTAAAACCCCTTTTGGGTTGCCTGTCATGAAAAGCTGTTGTAATCCCTTATGTTTCCACGTTTTTATCACTGCTCTTTCCCTGCGTTATTGCGCGCTGTGCAATGCTATACTAATACAGTGTTGCGCGGCGCGCAATGGACAATAAAAACTCAGCACTGGCGGGAAGGCCGTACAAATTGCATGAGCATCCAGACAACGTAAGGATAAAGAAAATAGTCAGTGTCTGTCATAGATTGAAGGAGAGTACACATTCTGGCCCCCTGATCTGGGGTAATATTCTCACCACGATAACCCCCTATTTTTACAGAAAAAATGTTTGTCCTAAAGTGATGCTGGCTGATTGCACGGCAGAACGTCGCTGGGCTGTAGTCACGCCGCAGCGGCAAAATCCGCTGTCGGGTTTGGAACCCCGGAATTCATTGAAACGCACGGCCGTAGATTCGGCTATTATGTGCGGGCACAGTGACACCTGTAATTAGTAAGCAATGGTGAGCTGGGCGGGGGCATCGCAAGATGCGCCGGGTTCTTCGATGACCGGTAGTTCCAACCTCGCTCAGTTCACCACCCATAAAGAGATTGGAACCTCAAGGTGGTGATAATTTTCCCCATCGAAGAGGTAGTCATCATGGATCTGACGACTCAATCCCTGTCATTATTGACCTGCACTATCGTTACTATTCCCACGCCTGTTTCTTCATCTGTCCCTCTGCTGCCGGAGGTGCGCTATGTACGATGACACCCCCTGCGAAGTAGAAGAGCTTATCGACCATTGTCGTGCGTTGATTTACGCCATCGTCACGCTGGAATCACGGGAAGTGAAAGAAATACTCAACTTTGTCTTACAACAGCAAATAGACCTGTTACATAACACTTATCAGCAAGATCTCAACGAGCTTCTAGTGACCGCTTAACAACACTGCGCCTAAGGCATCGTGAGGTGCCTTTTCTGTCATGAAATATGAGTCAATAAATGGATTGCAATCCTTACCATGTAAGACTAAAATTAACTCAACCTCATTTAGGTTATGTCAAGGATGACAAAATAATGGATTTTTTGCAGTTTATTGAAACCCCGTTTTTTTCCAAACAACGGGAGATTTTATTGACCGAAGATGAGTTCAGGGAGTTTCAGCAAGAATTGTTGTTAAACCCATCTTCAGGAGCATTAATTGTGGGTACTGGCGGTGTACGAAAAGTAAGATTTGCCATCGGCCAGAAAGGAAAAAGTGGTGGTGTTCGCGTCATTTATTACTATCAGGAACCGCAAGGTAGGATATGGCTTTTTACTGTCTACCCCAAAAATCAAAAAGATACGCTGACTAATAGTGAAAAACAGCAATTCAAAGATGTGATAATGCAAATCAAAGGGAGTGTGTTATGAGTGATTTTTTCGATGATTTAATGACATCCGCGAAGCAGGCCGTTGCTATTAGTCATGGTGAATTAGATGCAGGCCGAGTGACTCAGGTTGCTATCCCTGATGTAAAAGAAATCAGAAAGAAAACAGGGTATAAGCAAAAAGACTTTGCGCAACTTGTTGGAGTGAGTCCATCGTTGGTTGAGGCATGGGAACAACATAGGAGAATTCCATCAGGCAGCTCACTTAAGCTATTGATCATGATTGACAAGCATCCCTCCCTCATTAATGAGCTTTCAGGTATTTAGCCGCTCTCGCAAGACCTCTTATAATCTGTAGTTGTGCCACAACTGGCACAACGCTATCCCGCTGCTTAAACACTTAATCCCTGCCACCATACTCTCTCCCAAGCAACGGAGAGTGACCTCATGGGCGATTACCATCACGGCGTCCGCATTGTTGAAATCAACGACGGCACCCGCATTATTTCCACTGTATCCACCGCCGTTGTCGGTATGGTCTGCACTGGCGATGATGCCGATACAGCCCTATTCCCCCTCAACAGACCGGTGCTGATTACTGATCTGGTCGCCGCAGCCGCTAAGGCAGGCACAAAAGGCACACTGGCGGCATCACTGCTGGCGATTGCTGAACAGGCGCGACCGGTCACCATTGTGGTGCGCGTTGCCACTGGCAGTAATGAGACCGGAACCACGACTAATATTATCGGTGGGGTTGACCAAAACGGCCGCTATACCGGCATGAAAGCGCTGTTAGATGCGCAGTCTGTTACCGGTGTGCGCCCGCGCATTCTTGGCGTACCAGGGCTGGACAGTTTGCATGTTTCGACCGCTCTGGCAGGTATCTGCCAGCAGTTGCGTGCTTTTGGTTATATCAGCGCCTATGGCTGCAAAACCAGCAAAGAAGCCTTGAAGTACCGCGAAAATTTCAGTCAGCGTGAGCTGATGATGATCTGGCCGGATTTTCTGAGCTGGAACACCTCCACCAACCGCAGCAGCGTAGCTTATGCCACCGCTCGCGCCCTCGGCTTGCGTGCCAAAATCGACCAACAACAGGGCTGGCATAAAACCCTGTCTAACGTCGGCGTGAATGGCGTGACCGGTATTTCTGCCAGCGTCTACTGGGATTTACAGACCGTCGGCACTGACGCTGACCTGCTCAATCAAGCCGGTATCACCACCCTAATCCGGAAAGATGGCTTCAAGTTTTGGGGCGCGCGCACCTGCTCTGATGATCCACTGTTTGCTTTCGAGAACTACACCCGCACCGCACAAATTCTGGCGGACACCATGGCCGAGGCGCAGTTGTGGGCGATTGATCGCCCGATGCACCCGACGCTAGTCAAAGACATGATTGGGGGCATTAATGCCAAATTCCGCGAGATGAAATCCGCCGGGCTGATCATTGATGGCAGTTGCTGGTATGACGACAGCGCCAACGATAAAGACACCCTCAAAGCCGGCAAGCTGTTTATTGATTACGACTACACGCCGGTACCGCCACTGGAAGACCTCACCCTGCGTCAGCGTATCACCGATAAATATCTGGTGAACTTCGCTACCGCCGTCAACCGCTAAGGAAACCTGTCCTATGGCTCTGCCACGCAAACTGAAATTGATGAATCTGTTTAACGATGGCCGCGATTACATGGGGATAGTCTCTTCCGTCACTCTGCCAAAACTCACGCGCAAGCTGGAGAACTATCGTGGCGGCGGGATGAATGGCGTCGCACCGATTGATTTGGGTCTGGACGATGACGCATTGGTGATGGAGTGGTCAATGGGCGGCCTCGATGAATTGGTATTGCAGCAATGGGGCGCGGCCAAAGTTGACGCGGTTCCACTGCGTTTTGCCGGAGCCTATCAGCGTGATGATTCCGCTGAAGTGATGGCGGTAGAAGTTGAAATACGAGGCCGTCATAAAGAAATTGATAGCGGTGAGGCCAAACAAGGAGAAGACACCGAAAGTAAAATATTCACCCAGTGCACCTATTACAAACTGACCATTGACGGCAAGGCAGTGATCGAAATTGACGTGGTTAACCTGATTGAACGGGTTAACGGTGTCGACCTGCTGAAAGCCCAACGCAAGGCCATTGGCCGCTAATTTAATAGGAACAGACATGAAAAATGCTACCGCTAACAAGAATACCGTCATGCTGGATACCCCGCTCAAACGCGGCGATACCCTGATCACTGAAATCGAAATTATCCGCCCCAACGCCGGAACCCTACGCGGGGTACGGCTAGCCGATGTGGCTAATTCCGATGTCGATGCGCTGATGATAGTGTTGCCCCGCATCACTTATCCCTCACTCACCACCGCAGAATGCATCCGCTTAGAGCTACCGGATTTAGTGGCGCTGGCCGGTAAGGTGATCAGTTTTTTGTCGCCGAAACTGGAGGCGTAAAGCTCGATCCTACTCTGGAAGTTGACGATCTGATGGCGGACATTGCCGCTATTTTTCACTGGCCACCCTCGGAGTGTTGGGCCATGAGCCTCAGCGAACTGGTGCGCTGGCGTCATAAAGCCTTGCTACGCAGTGGAACCGTAAACCATGAGTAAAAACTTGCAGCTAAAAGTATTGCTCAAGGCGGTAGACCAAGCCAGCCGCCCGTTTAAAGCCATTCAATCCGCCAGTCAGTCCCTCACCGGCGATATCCGCAACACCCAAAGCAGCATCAAAGCGCTTGATGCGCAGGCAGCAAAAATTGAGGGTTTCCGTAAGGCCAGCGCCCAACTGGCGGTCACCGGACAGGCATTAAAAAAAGCCAAAGCCGATGCAGCGGCATTAGCCATTGCATTGAAAAACACCGAGAAACCCACCGCGCAACAAGTCCGGCTGATGGAGGGAGCCAAGCGCGCAGCCACTGACCTGCAAACCCAATACAACGGTTTGCGCCTGTCAGTACAGCGCCAACGCGATGCTCTTAACGCTAACGGTATAGCAACTAAAAATCTGAGTACTGAGCAACGCCGATTACGCAACAGCGCCACCGAAGCCACTGCTGCCCTGACCCGCCAACGGCAAGAGTTGCAACGCCTGAGCCAGAAACAGGAGCAGCTCAACCGTGTCACTCAGCGCTACCAGCAAGGCAAAGCGGCGACTGAAACGGTACGCAATGCCAGTGCCGCCAGTTTTGGTGTGGCAAGCACCGGTCTGTATGGCACGGCAAAACTGATTGCGCCAGGGATCCAGTTCGACAGCCAGATGTCTGGCACTCAGGCAATTTTAGGGCTGGAGAAACACGACGCCAAACTGGCCGCCATTCGTCAACAGGCGCGTGATATCGGCGGTTCAACCGCCTTTTCCCCCACCGACGTAGCTCGAACCCAAGACACGCTGGCGCGTTCCGGCTATGACGCTGACGCCATTCTGGCCGCCACCGAGCCAACAGTAAATCTATCGCTGGCCTCTGGCGTCGATATTGCCCAGGCGGCAGGCATTGTCACCAATATGCAATCGGCGTTTGACCTGCCACTTAACCAGATCAGACGTGTATCTGATGTGATGGCGAAAGGCTTTACCAACTCGAATACCAATCTAACCGAGCTGGGTGAGGCGATGAAATATGTCGCCCCGATTGCCGAGGCCGCAGGAGCCAGTATCGAAGACACTACCGCATTGCTCGGTGTGCTGGCCGATAACGGTATCAAGGGCAGTATGGCCGGTACCGGTACCAGTGCGGTGTTTAGCCGATTACAAGCACCAGTCGGGCAAGCACCCGCCGCGCTAGCAGAACTTGAAGTAAACACCCGCGACGGCAAAGGTAACATGCTGCCGGTAGAGAAAATCCTCAAAGATATTGACCGTTCATTTAAAAAGAACCAGTTAGGCACCGCGCAGCAAGCCGAATACCTGAAAGTCATTTTCGGCGAGGAAGCGATGAAAGGCGCAGTGAAACTGGTAGCAGCGGCCGGTGATGGCAAACTGGCTGAGAAGAAAAGCAAATTAATGCAGGCCGATGGCACCGCGCAAGCTATCGCTACGGTCAGAATGGACAACCTCGACGGCGACCTGAAAAAATTCAGCTCATCATGGGCCGATTGGCGTATTGAGATATTTGAGGAGCAAAACGCTGCCCTGCGCCAACTGATCATGACTGCAACCGACTGGCTGGTGAATGTCGCTGCATGGGCTAAGAAAAATTCAGAGCTGGTCGCCACCCTGACCAAAGTGACTGGTGCGGCGTTGTCACTGGTTGCCGGGTTTGGTGCGTTGGGGCTGATTGCATGGCCGGTGATGGCGGGGTTTAACCTGCTGTTGGCCGGGGCTGGCCTGTTGAGCACCGGTTTTTCACTGATGGCTGGAACCATTGCCGCCGCGCTCACGGCGCTGACATGGCCGATAGTGGCAGTAGTTGCGGCCATTGTGGCCGGTGGCCTGCTTATCCGTAAATACTGGGAGCCTATCAGCGCCTTTATTGCTGGTGCGGCCGAGGGTTTTACCACTGCCATGGGGCCAATCAGTGCCGCGTTTGAGCCGCTCAAACCGGTGTTTAACTGGTTTAGTGACAAGGTAAAACTGCTTTCGAACGGGTTCGCTGACCTGATTAAACCCGTTAAAGCTACACAGCAAACCTTAGATGTGGCGACCAACGCAGGCAAGTTATTTGGCAAGGGGCTGGCGGCGGCGCTCAGTCTGCCGATGGATGCGCTGAACACCCTGCGCAGTGGCATTGACTGGGTACTGGAAAAACTCGGCATTATTGATACCCAATCAAATGGACTGGCCGATAACGCCCTGAAAGATAACCCTTATGCGGGCGGATACTCACCCAGTGGCGGTGTGCTGTATGGCGGTTATCAGCTGGTCACCGCCCATACCGGCACCACTATCGTTGATAGCAGTGTCACCACCAACGATATCAAGGTGACTATCCCACCGGGCATGAGCCGACAAGATGCCGAGCGAATGATGCTTGATGCCCTTGCCAGGAACGAACGGAATAAACGCGCCCGCCAACGCGGCCAGATGGAGAATTAAGCATGATGCTATCACTGGGTTTATTTGTCTTTATGCGCCAGACCACGCCTTATCAGAATATGAACCGCAACATTGATTATCGCTGGCCGACCAACAACCGGATAGGCTTGCGTCCCGCAGCACAATTTCTCGGCGTAGACAGTGAAAAAATCACTCTGTCTGGCGTGTTACTGCCGGAACTTACCGGCGGAAAACTTTCGCTATTGGCGCTGGAATTAATGGCCGCACAAGGCAAAGCATGGCCGCTGATTGAGGGCAATGGCACCATTTATGGCATGTTTGTGATCGAGAGCCTGAGTCAGACCGGCACACTGTTTTTTGCCGACGGCAGCGCGCGGCGCATTGAATTCACACTCAAATTGTTGCGGGTCGATGAGTCATTAACCGCGATGTTTGGCGACTTACAACAGCAAGCAGATCAGTTAATGGGCAAGGTGAAGAGGTGTTTATCATGATGACCGGCCAGCCGTTAACGGCTGGAACAGATCTGGCCCCGGACTTTATGCTGACCCTGAACCAGCAAGATATCACCCAGAATATCCGTGACCATTTGTTATCCCTGAGCCTGACTGATAACCGAGGCTTTGAAGCTGACCAACTTGATATCGAACTGGATGACGCTGACGGCCAGCTTGCCATGCCGGGACGAGGCGCAGTGTTGTCAGTATTCTTGGGCTGGAAAGGCTCGGCGCTGATAGGTAAAGGTGATTTTATCGTGGATGAGGTCGAGCACCATGGCGCGCCGGATACGCTGACCATTCGTGCGCGCAGTGCTGATTTTCGCGGTTCGCTCAATGCCCGGCGGGAAGTCTCTTATCATGCAACAACGCTGGGGAACGTGGTGGCACAGTTGGCGGAGCGCAATAACTTGCAAGCCATGCTGGCCGAGGGGCTGGCAGATATCACTATTCCTCACATCGACCAAACTCAAGAAACTGACGCCAAGTTTATCACTCGTCTTGCCTCTCTCAATGGCGCGGTAGCTGCCATAAAAGCGGGTCGACTGCTGTTTATCAAACCGGGTAGTGCTGTTACCGCCAGCGGTAAACCGATTCTCCTGATGACACTCACGCGACAAGATGGCGACCAACACAGCTTTAGTATTGCTGATCGGGGTGCATATACCGGCGTCAGCGCCAGTTGGCTGCACACCAAAAACCCGAAACCAAACAAGGTGAAATTGCAGCGTAAGCCTCAGTTTAAACACCTGCGCGCGTTGCAACATCCTAAAATAAAAGCGCCCCAGAAGACTAAATCAGTGGAAGAAAAACACGGGGATTATCTGGCGGGGTCTGGGGATAACGTCTTTGTTATCACCACCGTTTATGCCACACAAAAAGCCGCCATGCGTGCCGCACAAGCTAAATAGGAAAAGCTGCAACGTGGTGTGGCGGAGTTTTCCATCACTCTCGCTATGGGTCGCGCTGATTTATTCCCTGAAACCCCTATCATGGTCAGCGGTTTTAAATCGGTCATTGACCAACAAAAGTGGATTATCAGCAAGGTAGCGCACCACCTGAACAACAGCGGCTACACTACCCAGCTAGCGCTGGAGGTACTGTTGTCGGATGTAACCCATCAAGTGACAGTGTAACAAATAGTTGAATTTGCAAATCCAACATTTGCATTGTCGAATTTATTGGTAGAATGCAGCAAACTGAACATATCGGGATAAAGGAATTATCTATGATGCATTGTCCACTTTGCCGCAACGCCGCCCACACCCGATCCAGCCGCTACCTAAGTGAGAGAACCAAAGAGCGGTACCATCAGTGCCAGAATATCAACTGTAGCTGTACCTTTGCCACCCACGAAACCGTCGATCACATCATTGTCGAACCCGGTAAAAAAATCCCTGCGCCACCCCATCCCGATAGAAGTAATCAGGGTTCATTGTGGGTGTGATTTAATTATGGGGAAAATAATATTCTCCCCTTTATAAAATATACACTCCCTAGAAAGGTGGCTTATCACTTAAATCTAGCTCTGGTGGTAAAGTACTTTTTTCTGCTCGCTTAGGATAAAAAATACTTTCATTCTTTAATAAGGCATCTATTCCATCGGTAGTAATAGAATAAGCGAAATAATCACCACCATCATAGTCATTCTGTTGTATAGATTTTTCGATAAGCCCTATACGCTCTAATTTAACTATGTTAAGACTTAGCAATGTCAGATTTTCCGGTTTCAGATTATGACTAATATAATGAAGTGCAAGTCCATTCGGTGTATTGGTTTTACTTTCAAGACAACAAGCTAAAACCTTTAAGTCCTGCTCGTGTATTTCATAGTTTTGTGGATTAGATGCGATTTTTATAGATGGGTTTAATTGGACATGGTTAATATTGCCAAGTTGATTAATTTCAGATTTTATTTTCGCACATGCCATATTAGTAGCAGAAAATAAATCATTGTCTGAACGGTTAGAGTCATAATCAGCAGGGTTAACGCCAAGTAAATCAGTAGGTAGGTGTAATTCTTCGCCTCTTGGTTTAATCAGGAAGCATCTATTCTTTCCAATTGCCCCAATAAACAATCCTAATTCAAAGAGAACATTATCTCTAACAACTTGTTCTTCTTTGTTTCTAATCGTTGATAAATCATCTGGTGTAAAAATAAAAATTGCAAAGTCAACCACAGATGACTTTTTAACCAAGTCATCTGTGGTATTGGACGTCAATCCAAAAGTTCCGTTTTTCCAAATGGTAACTTCAAAATCATGATCTAAATTTGCATTTACTGCCTCAGCAACATGTAGACTTTCCACAGAGGAGGCTATAAAAATCCTAGATTTTCTCATTCCATTCACTCACGTATGATTTTTAATTGATATTCAAACCATTGGGGTCTAGTAGTATCGACTTTGTTCTGCTTTCTTTATCTCATATATTTAGATGAAAGTACTATACAGAGGCTAGATTTGTGTTTGTTTTTGCCGCCACTATACAGCCACCGAATCTACAGCCAATACCTCATAAAGAACATAAGAAATTGATATTATTCATAAAAATAAGTGTTTTTTTTTCATGAAAATTTGACAGTACAAATTCTACCTACAAGCAATTATGTATAAAAAATCTTAATAAAAACATTGATTACTGTTTTTATTAACAGTAAAAACGCCATAATCTTATATGGATATCAGATTAATGAGCGTGCGCAAACTCCCGACAGGGAAATGGCTATGTGAGTGTTACCCGAGAGGACGCGAGGGTAAACGGGTGAGAAAACAGTTCACTACCAAAGGTGAAGCACTATCGTATGAAAGCTACACCATGGAACAGGCCAGACATAAACCGTGGTTGGGTGAGAAAGAAGATCGCCGCAAACTGCTGGAGCTGATTGATCTTTGGTACCAACTGCATGGCTGCTCTTTAAGTGATAAAAAGGGTCGGCTGGCTAAACTGGAGATTATCTGTAAGGGCTTGGGCAATCCCATTGCAGCCGATATTACACCGAAAGATTGGGCGCACTATCGTGATCAGCGGCTAAGAGGTGAGATAGATAATGGCTACAGCACCAGCCGGCAAACGCGGATGGTTTCCACCGGTACGGTAAACAGTGAACAGGCTTATTTGCGCGCAGTGTTTAACGAGTTAACGCGGCTCGGCGAATGGAGCCTCCCTAACCCACTGACCAATATACGCGAGTTCGATCAACCCGAGCGGGAAATGGCGTGGCTGAATGACGATCAGATTGATCGCCTATTAGTCGCCTGTGATTTGCACGGCAATCCTGAATTAACTCTCATCGTGCGTTTGTGTTTATCCACCGGTGCCCGCTGGAATGAAATTGCCAAAATAAAAGCCTCGCAGATTTCCCCCAATAAAATCACCTTTATTAATACTAAAGGTAAAAAGAACCGCACTGTTCCCCTATCAGGGGATATGTATCAAGCGCTGGCAGCTCGCAAAGGCAAACCGTTCGAACCTTGTTATAAACAGTTCTATCGGGTTATTCGGTTAGCACAGATTGAGCTGCCCGTCGGGCAAATGACCCACGTTCTCCGCCATACTTTTGCCAGCCATTTTATGATGGCCGGTGGCAATATCATCGTGCTGCAACGCATCCTCGGCCATTCAGATATTCGGGTCACCATGCGCTACTCTCACTTCGCGCCAGACCACCTGGAAGACGCCATTCACTTCAACCCATTAGCCCGATTTGAGAGTGGCTGCAAAGTGGCGATAGCGGATGAAATAGCGAGCAATGAAGAGTAACAGGATGGGAGGTAACTGACTGATATTTATGTATATGGTTGATTTTAAAAGATGAATAAAAAGAGACCGAATACGATTCCTATATTCGGTCTAGGGAAATGGCTCTTGGGAGAGAGCCGTGCGCTAAAAGTTGGCATTAACGTAGGCTTGTTCAGCCATACTCTTTAAGAGTAGTCGAGGTCATGTGTTTCGCCAACTTAGTTACAGAAGTAATTAATAACGGTTGCAAACTAATTTAAATGATACAAATTAGCCCACCAGTTAAGAAAGGTAATTATCTGTTAAATAGAAAATAAAGGCCGTAGCGACGCTCAGGTTGTCGTGCTTACTTTTCGCATAAAGTCATCGCACGCTGCTGGAAAGGTAGCAAACTCATCTTTTGGCCAGGATTCTCGCTATCATCTAATAATAAAATATCTAGCGGTTTCGCGAGGACATGACCTGCTTTCATTTGTTCTGATGCAACATCATTAAGTGGATATTGCGCTAATGTACTGGGATTTATCACAAACAAAGCACCGCCTGAACGGCATTCCAACATCACCTCTTCTCGGGTAAATGCCCATTGTTTGCCAAATTCAAACTTACTGACAGTCACTATTTTCCCAGCGGCAAAAGCATTCACGGATAGCATCAGTAACGATAACGTCAGCACCAAACCTTTCATTTCAATCATCCTCAATTAACTGATTGTTTTGATTTTCTCGCATAAAGAGGAGGCGATGCAAGCTTAACGGCAATAACTATCATGTATAGTTTTTCACTATACCGGTGCCATTGTGGCAAAAATACTCACTAAAAGTAATACCGCAGCGCCAAGGACGATTTCAGCACAGCTGTTTACCACTAACCAATAGTGGGCTTTTACTGGCAATTTACGCAGCATGGGAACAATCAGATAGCGGTTAATGATCGCTACAACAACCATAAACAGTACCAATATTGCCTTACTGAGTAATAGCATCTGATAGACGGATGTCAGCGCTAAAGAGGTCTCACGCAATATAATAATGCTGTTAATCATACCAGTGACCAATACCAACGCGACTGCCAAATGTCCCCAACTTGAAAACCGAATCAACGTCGTGATGGCTTCACGTTTCACATCATCCCGACGTGTATATGCAAGGCAAACAAGCAACACGGGCAAGCATCCCAACCAATAGCCCGCACTGAGCAGATGTATGATTTGGTTAGTCTGATGAACCCATCCCAGTACGCCATCGTGCATTGCAGCGTGCCCGGTAAATGCCAAACTAGCCAGTAGCAAGGTTGAGCAAGCCACCATCAACTGATAGTAAAAACGGGTTGTGCCGAGTAATACTACCCACATACTCAATATGGATAAGCCGAGATGCCATTGCCATATCTCGCCAAAACGAGTCCCCAACACCGCCCACCATACACTCAGTCTGTAGGTATCAGACCAGCCATCGCCCATCATGCCAGCTTGAATGGCTAAAAGCCCGATCGCTGAGGCTAGCCCCAGAAAGGTGCTGAATATAAGGAGTGGCGATAAGCGGTTTTTGAGTATCGAAGAAAAACGGTCTGGGGCGAGTACGGCGGTGAAAATACTGATACCAAACATCAGCATCACCGCCAAAAAATGCAGAAAGCGACACAGAACGAATAGAGTCGCCAGTGACATATTATTTCACTGTGAAGCTGTATGTGCCTTTGGTTTTATGACCATCAACAGACACAACATGCCATGAAACATTATATTTACCTGCTTTCAATGCACTATCGATCGGCAAAATTAATTGCGTATTGTTGGCTGGATCCAATTTCAGTTCGCCAGTTTTCACCACATCGTTATCTGGGCCTGTCACTTTCACGCCACTGAAATTCAACTCAATGCCTTCAGAGAAGCCCAGTGTCACGGCTTCTGGCGCTGAACCGATAGTGGCATCAGCAGCAGGAGATTCAATTTTCAGATGTGCGTGGGCCAGAGCTTGCTGACTAGATAACCCAACAAATAACACAATCAGTGCCGAAAGCATGCGGCAAGAAGAACGTACTTTGTGAATAAACATAATATCCCTTAATCGATGGGGAGAATAATCAATCTGCTACCAACCATATCCTATATTGGCAGCGCGAACCCCTATCACTTCCAGTCAATTGCACTACCTGTGAGGTAGGGCACAAAATAAAACGCCAAATTATGAGCAGCGGTTGAAATATAACCAATAATTGAGCGGCAATTAATCTCATCCTACCCGTCACCTTTTATCATAAATGATAACGATTTGAATATAGCAAGACAAGAAACCATAGCTAAACAATATGTTATTAGCACAAAACAATAAAATTAAGAGGAAACAGCAGCGGTGAGCATGGCGTATATACAATAAAAAACCGCAGTTTCCGGTTCCACTAAGCAGTGGATAGAAACTGCGGCAAGTTCAAATCAAGCCCAAATATTAAGCCTGAACGTGGTTCTGTGCTGCCATTGTTTTTAAATCTTTATCGACGAAGAACAATGAATTGCCGCTATTACCCACCAATGCCAGTTTATCCAAGATAGATTTGAACAGCTTTTCTTCTTCATGCTGTTCAGCCACATACCATTGCAGGAAATTGAATGTGGAGTAATCGTGTGTGGTCATTGCAACATGGGCGAGTTCATTAATTTGAGTCGTAATGAGTTGCTCGTGTTCGTAGGTCAGTTTGAATACATCAGCCAGTGATGCAAAATCAACCGGCGGTGCACTGATAGTGCCTAATATCGGCATGGAGCCTGTCCCACTCAGGTATTCAAACAAACGCTGCATATGCTGCATCTCTTCTTGAGAATGCTCCTTTAAAAATGCAGCAGCCCCTTCAAAGCCTTTATCACTACACCAGGCACTCATCTGCAAATAAAGATTGGCCGAGTAAAACTCCAGATTCAGCTGCTCATTAAGCTTCTGTGCCATTTCTGTTTTCAACATAATAATTCCCTAATTTTTATAATGCAGGTAAGCAACGGTTAACTTGGGGTATTATGCCAAGATAAAAACAAAATAAGAACACCCTATTCACATTAATATCTATAAATAACCTAACATAATGATTTATATCTTTTTTATAGAATATATAATCATAGAGTTAATTCTTATAAGAATCATTCACATTACCGTGTAAATACTAAAAGGAATGATTCCTATTTGCGCTGAAATTAAATTAATAATATTACGAATGTTGCAGGTTAATATTATTTAACGACAAAGGGTTTTAAACTAGCGCTATTAAACCACATTACCCACTTGCCAATATCTATCCGCTGCATTACCTTTTGCGCCATAACTGCCCACGCAGCACGAAGGAGAAAACAATGGGATATAATCTGGCTGAGCTTTCGGATGAAGAAACAGCAAAAATGAATGTTGATCTGGCCGCCTCTGGTGTCGCATTTAAAGAGCGCTACAATATGCCAGTCATACCTGAAATGGTTGCACGAGAACAACCTGATGAGCTACGAGAGTACTTTTTGCAACGGCTGGCACACTACCGTAGTGAATCCAATAAATTCTCTCGCTTGCCGTATGAACCCAAAATGAAATCATGAGCAAAAAGGCTCCCGCACAGGGTCTGCGGGAGTTTGTCGGCGACAATGGCTAGAGTTTTCGGGCAAACTTGTCGGTTGCAAGAATCAGTTGATGCAAGATACCCGGTTCGTCAAAGGAATGCCCTGCGCCTTCGACAATATGCAATTCAGCTTCCGGCCATGCTTTGGCTAAATCCCATGCATTCTGTGGCCGACAAGCCATATCATATCGCCCATGAATAATTACCGCTGGGATATGGCGAATGCGTGCGATATTATCCAGCAGTTGGTTGTCATTATCCAAAAAACCGAAGTGAGTAAAATAGTGATTTTCAATGCGAGCAAAAGCAAGAGCGAAGTCATCTTCACCAAAGGAAGCTGCGTTTTTAGCGGGCAAGAGAGTCACCGTTTCCCCCTCCCACAGACTCCAAATTTTAGCCGCCTCTAATTGTACAGCCTTATCGGATGAGGTTAGCCGCTTGCGATAAGCTGCGATGACATTACCCTGCTCTTCTGGCGATAAGATAGATAACACTCGCTGCCATTTATCAGGGAAAAAACGGGAAGCGCCATCCTGATAATACCAATCCAACTCTTTTTTACGCAGCGTAAATATCCCGCGTAACACCATCTCACTGACCCGTTCCGGGTGGGTTTCGCCGTAGGCCAGTGCAAGAGTTGAACCCCACGACCCGCCAAATATCAGCCATTTATCGATACCAGCCATGTTACGTAGCCGTTCAATATCCTCGACTAAATGCCAGGTTGTGTTGTTATCCAGGCTGGCATGGGGTTTGGATCGCCCACAACCACGTTGGTCAAACAGTAATACTTTGTATTCCGCTGGGTTGAAAAGTTGGCGATGATAAGGTGCTATCCCACCACCTGGGCCACCATGAATAAATACCGCAGATTTACCCTTAGGGTTACCACAGAGTTCCCAGTAAATCTGGTGGCCATCTCCCGTGTCTAGTAAACCACTATCGTAAGGTTCATACGCTGGATAAAGCCCACGTAATTGTTCCATTATTTTTCCATGTTTGTTAAGACACTAAAGTTATCAAAGCCTATACGGCCCTAAGGGTCAACGATAAAACATGACATTTACGCCAATCAGTCCATTAATTCCATCAACAGGTGATAAATGCACCATAAGTTAATTGATTTTGGGAGGCTGCGTCACAGTCATTAAGCAGTAATAAGGGCTGTGAGTATTTAATAATTTGCTAATTAAACAATAGGATAATTAGATATACACTTTCTTCCCTTGCAACTCACCCTGATTAGGTGGTTAATAGGAGGGCGTACCAACCTAACCAAAGGTAAAGAGAGGCAAGCCATGAGTAAGGGAATGGACAGCAAAAAGAACGCGAAGAAAAAGCCACTAAAAACGCCAGCTGAGAAAAAAGCTGAGAAACGCGCTAAAAAGTCATCTTCTACTAGCGCAGAATAACGGACTTTTCGTCTCGTCAGTCAACCCGCCACGCCAGGCGGGTTAATGAGATGGTCACCCCCACCCTGTGAGCGGTAAGCTGACAGGGTTTTCTTTTTGGAGGGAT